TGCTGCGTCTGTTTCGCTTGAACCTTTATAACCAACTAATACAGGTTGTGTATCAGGGCTATAGCTGTTTACGAATACGCGCATTGCACCGTTCAATGTACCAACGAATTTTGTATTTGTTGGGGCTTCGAATGTGCCTTCTGTTGTACGAGCAAATGCAGAAGTTGTTGCTGATTGAAGTACTGTCAATGAAGCAGGACTTACAACACACCAGTTACCAGCACCACGACGTGTACGTTGTGCGATCAAGTTAGCAACACGGTTGATAAGAACAGCTAAAGCAGCGTGTTCGTCACCAACGTATGTAGCAGTACCTGATACTGTTGCTTGGTTATATGTATACTCAGTAGCAGCTAATGTGCTTAAGCTGAGTAAGATTTCCTGGTCGATTTCAGCAGTAATTTCTTGAGCAAGTGCGGCCATAATTTCTGCTTCAACGTCAATGCCGTGTTGGCTTTGTGCGTCTTGTGCAGCTTCAAATGTCCAACGTGCTTGTAACTTACGTGATTTAGCTTCAACAGCTTGACGTAAGATTTGTACGCTGATTTGTTTACCACCATCGCCTTCTAATGTTGCTGTATCAGCACCAGTGTAGTAGTTTGATGATGTTGCGGCTTGTGGCACACGTGAGTATGCTTGAGCGATTACGAATGGGCTAAGAGCTTCTTGGCCTGCTTGTACGCTTGTTTGTGCTGCTGAGTTATCAGTTAAGCTTTGAGCGTAACGTACACGCAATGTATGAATCTGACCTACTGGGCCAGTCATTGGCTGAACGCCAACCAATTCGTTTGCAATAACTGTTGGCATTACACGACGGATAACTGGAAGAATCACACGGTTTAATGTTGCGATATTACCAGCTGTTGTGGTGCCTGCTGAACTTTCAGCAAGTAATTGCTTTTTGGTGTTTTCTAAAATAACACCCATTGTTGAGCGACGGTTGCCTTTTAAGCCTTCTAACAGGGCTTCTTTGGTTTCGTCCCAACGGCTTTCTAAAAGTACTTTTGACATTTTCTATTTCTCCTAAACTATGTCTAATTAAAGCCCTGCCAGGCGTCTGATATCAATGACATTATCTCTGTCACTCATATCTTCTTCTATTATTTTGGCAGTTTTATTACCAGTTACTTCAGTTACACTCTCAGTAATAACAGCTTTTTTAACTGCTGGTTTTTCTGAGCCTGTATTTAAAACGGCTGGTAAATATTTGTCGAAAGCGGCCTGCAATTTTGTTGTTTGGACACTTTCAAGTAAAGAACTCATGACAGTAGCCTTCTCTTTGTTTAAAGTACCGAGCAATTTGCTCATTACTTCATTACGTTGAGTTGACTCTTTAATCATGCGAACTTCACGATCCTTACTTTCTACTAACTTTGTTGTTTCTTCAACTTGTTTTGTAGCTTCAGCTAATTGTTGTTCTTTTTGTTTGATAACCGAAAGAAGTTTGCGTGTTTCTGCGTTCTTATCAAGATAAGTTACGCTGTATTCACTAGCAAAGGCTTCGAACAATTTACGTCCAAAATTATTTTCTTTAGCTGACTTGATATCTTCTCTAAGTTGTGATATTTCACCCTTAAGATGACTTGTGACTGCTGAACTAAGTCTTGCTGCGCTTTCAGAAACAAATTTGTTCTTAAGTGCTTCAAGTTGTTTACGTCCTTCAGCAACCAACTTAACTTTAGCTTCAACAACTGCTTGTTTGTCTTGATAAAATTCTTTAATTTCTTTAGCAAGAGCATGTACAACAAATTGTTCTAACTTCTTGTTATTTTCCATAGCAAGTTGACGATCTTTGCGTAATTCTTTGATTTCATTGGCTAAATTTTGAACCATAAAATCATTAAATTTACTAGCATTTTCTGTCATCTTGATACGTAATTTAACGCGATCTTCGTTAATTGCTTTTTTCTCCTCGTGAAATTCTGCAATTTCAGTTTGGAGACTTTCAGTTATCATCTTGTCTAGGGCTTCAACCATAACAATTCTATCGTGTTCATAGCGTTGTGCGAATTCTTCGCGCAATTCTTTTTGAACAGTCTCGCGTGCTTCAATCAATTTTGATTCCCAGACTTTGTTTAATTCTTGTCCGACATCTTCGTTGATTAATCCACTATCGAGTAATGGTTTGATAGCGTCTAGCATTTCTAGTTCCTCTATTTTATTTTTAATTCCTTGATAAGACGAGTTACCTCTTCTTTCAAGAATTTCTCTACTTTTTTGTCGCCTCTAACTTCTTTTGCAATTTCCAAAACTTTATGACCATGCTTCATATTCATGAGGCCTTCATAAATTGCTTTTGGATACGCATTAGGTGCGCTAGGTTGTGCGACAATATCAACTGTGATTATTTCAAAATCACTTACTTTGCCGTCTCTGTCGTCTACATTACCTGATCCACGACTAGAAACGCCGAGTTTAACTCCACTCTCCAACATGGTAGTTACTAACTGCCCCATTGGAGTTGGAAGAATCTTTAGTTTACCGAAACCGTTTGGGCCGTCCATCCACATATTGGTAATCATATGACTTACACGATCTAAATTAATTTTTAAATCATCTGGATGATCTACTTCGCCTAAAACTGAATGACCTGATGTAATTTGCTCATTAAGAGTTTTAACGGCACGTTCTATTTCAGTAACGGGGTAAACACGTTCGTTAGCGTTTTTTACCCCACCCTGAATAAAAATCCCTTTCATGTAGAGATTTTTACCGTTGTTTTCCTGAACACTTTCAAGCTGCATTTCTGCGCGATCAAATGTCAGTTGTTCTTTGAGATACAAAGCCATTGTTCTCAGGTTTCCTTACTTAGTAGCCACTGGGCTCTTTTTATTTGAGCCGTCGTCGCCATGTTTTGGTTTTGGAGCTGATTGTCCTTTGATAGCAAAGTTGTTTTTGCCTGGTGTGTTAGCAAAGTTGCCAGCACCTGGTAAATTACCTTCGCCTTTTGAATAAGCATTGCTTGGTTTCTTAGGACTTGTTGGAACAGCTTCATCGCCGCCTTGATTATACTTAACTGGTTTTACACCTTCTGCTTTTACACGTGGTTCGTGTAAAGTTGGACTCTTAGCATTTGCGCCGTCGTCACCGTGTTTAACACCAGGAACTTTAGGTAAGTTCACGTTTTCCATGACACTTTCGTCCATGTCTTCTTCGTCTTCTTCTTTAGCTTCTTCAATGGCGTCTTCTTCGTCTTCTTCTGAGGCTTCAGTTACTTCTTCTTCCTCTTCTTCTTCCTCTTCTTCTTCGCCACCGTCTTTGCCCATGATTTCTTCAAACTCAGACATAAGTTGATCAAGTTTGTCTTCAATCTTGTCTAATTTTGAATCGATTTCGCCATGTTCTTCATGTTCTTCTGAACCATGATCCATCATGTCATCGTCCATTTCTGGTTCCATTTCTTCTTCGCCAGAAAGATCAAATGTTTCTGTTTCTTCTTCACCTTCGGTCATGCCTGATTCTTCAGCGTTAATTTCGTCAAGTAGATCACCTACTTGTCCGCCCATACCGCCTTCTTCCATGTCCATGTCTTCTTCCATGTCCATGCCTTCTTCCATGCCCATCATTTCTTCATCCATCATGTTTTCATAAACATGGCGTGATGTTTCTACAATGATTTCGTGAAATAATTGACTTGCTTTTTCATTATCCTCATTGATAACTAAATCAATAAGTTGTTCCCATTTTTTGTTATTCATTGAATTTCTCCTAATAGTGAATGGCTTTGTAGATTTATTTAGTGAGTATCTCAAAAAAGTACTCAATATAGTCGTTTTTTTTACGTTTTTGGATTAAATGGTATTATAATTGCTTATTGACTGCTACTCTGACCTTATCTATGTCATTAGCTTGTCTACGAGTAGTTTTGCGATTATCTTCTACAAGCGCTAAAATTTTATTGATTTGCTCAGATAATTGACTTACTTTGCTTTCTAGTTTTTCTATTCTTTTAATAGATGATTCATTTAGGTTTTTTGTTATCTTCTGTTCGTTCAGTACAGGATTTGTTTGATACATCTTCATATTATAATGTTGGGGCTGCGCCTTCTGCTGGTTTAGCTCCATATTGACTACGAACTTTCTTTAAATAATCTTTCTTTTCATAATTTCTCACATCTAACATTCTACGTAATTTGCGAATTTGTTTAAGTGTAAGTTTAGTTTTTCTGCTTGTTCGCCAGGTAGGTTTGCTGTTGTCAACATTGACATCCTGAAATCCTGCTACTGGTGGATCAAACATTTCTGTGAGTTTCATACAATTATTTATCTATTATCCAATTGCGCCTGGTGTTGCTAATCCACCTGCTGCGGGTGCGCCTGCTGCTCCTGCTGCCGCGCCAGCTTGTCCAGCTGGAGCTGTACCTACTGGACCTGCTACATTTTCAGGTCCTAAACCTTCTTGATTTTCTGGTGAGTTTTCTATATTATCTGCTGTTTCTGTGTCGCTTTCTATGTCGCCAACACTGACACCAATACTACGTAAGTCTTTACCCTTCGCTGTGTCCAATACTTCTTTTTCGTTTTCTTCACGCCATAATTTTTCATTCTTAGAAATTTCTTCTTCAGTCAAGCCTAAAAATCTTTCCATTGCAAAACGTTTACTAATATAAGGATATTGTTCTACTGTTTGGAAAGTATTAACACGAGCAGTATCCATTTCAGCCTGACGATAGCTAGCAAAGTTTTGTGGAGGATTAAAGCTTATTTGAAATAATCCACTATCAATATTAAAGCCTCTCCAACGCAAGAATAATTTAAATTCTTCATCTAACTTCAATGAAATATAATTCTGTAAACGTTCACAATATTGATTGAAACGAAATTCTTGAATCATGGCTGTGCCAACTCTACCATCATTCATTGGAGTAGTATTGTCATCTGGGCCTGTTGGTAAGTAGCTGCTTGGAACACGTAAGCCACGTGCTAGTCTGTTATTAAAGTATTTCAAGTCATCAATTTCGCCGAGATTTTGACCGCCTTGTAATAAGTCAACGCTACTACCACGACCTTCTGCTGTTACAGGGAAGAAGTAATCTTCGTTCATACTTAATGGATTATAACTTGCGTCAACAATACTTGGTCCACCGTATAAACTTGGAATACGTCTTTGGTGAATTTCGTTCTTAATACGTTCTACGAATGCCATAGCCATGTGACTTGGCATGTTACCTACGTCAATTTTAAATACTCTACGTTCTGGAGCACGTTGTACACGATAGATAAGAACCGCGTCTTCAAGTAATTCTTTCTGTTTGTAGACTTTAAAAATGTTTTCTAAAATACTTTGACCAAATGGC